CTGTAAACGGTCAAACAGGAGCAATATCATTAACAACATCAAATATCTCAGAAGGTACTGGATTATATTATACAGAAGCCAGAGCAACAGCAAACTTTAATTCAAACTTTGCAGCAAAAGCATCTACTGGTTTAACTGATGGTGCTAATATACTTAGAGATACTGATACATTTATACTAAATGGGGGTAATGCATAATGGCTAAGAATTTACCAGTTACACATAAGCAAAGAGCAGATACTTCAGCAAATTGATTAACAGTAAACCCAACATTACAATTAGGTGAAATTGGATTTATTTCTGATTCAATACCTTTAAAAATGAAAGTTGGAGATGGTGTAACTCAATGAAATTCTTTACCCTTTATAAGTGTAGAAGATAATTTCTTTTATGGACTTAACACCGTAAATACTCTTACTTCTTTACCTGTCTCTAAAAGGCTTATAATTGCATCTGTTACATCAGCAACCACACTTTCACTAGCAGCATCATTACCAGTAGGTAGTGAATTGCATATTAAAGTATATAATACTGGAGCAACTGCAATAACACAACCTTTACCTACAACAGCTCCTTATGAGTCAAAGAAAACCGATGGAGCAAATATTACTTCGGTTTCAATTCCCGTAAACGGATCTATTGAAATAAACATACTATCAGCAACAAATAAATATATAATTAAAACAGATGCTTAGAAGTAGATTAATGAAAAAAGGTAAACAGATCTGATATACAGATTCGTTTTGAGAACTGGATGAATGGGTTTACACTTCTACAACAGAGCGAAATACGATGATGTATTTATACTCACAGCCTGTTTATACCGATGGTACAAGAGGAGAAAAAACCCTACAACAATCCCTAAGATATTATGATTCGGCTACATATGTTGGGATACGCTATGGTGATTGGAATTATTACCCACCTCAATATTATAGTAATCCATATTATGATGGTTACAGAGTCAGATGGAATGATAATGTTTGAGTGTGAAACTATGATGGTTCAGAAACGCTGGAGTATGCAGATTACGAAAGAGAGAACGCTACAATCACATACGATGAACCAAGCTATTGAACATACTATAATTACAATGCATATCAACTTTCCACAACTACACCACCGAATGGATGGAGAGCTTGTGATACAACTGTATATAGCAACTATTCAGACTATACCCAGATTAGTTACAACCATATGTATAGGGACTATCAATCATCATATCAGCTTGTATTCGTTTCAGGTCAAGGTAATTATTATTTAATAACATTTGCATCAGGAGCGACATATCAAACACCTTGATTTTAAAAAAGCTTATGAAATACTACATACAAAAAAGCAATATATACAACATAGATGGCGAAGCACTTGGAGAGGGTTATGATCTTTCTTCAACTAAAACCCTTGATGAATTTCAAGCGGGTAAAGTAATTGAGTTGAATAACGAACAGACCGAATTTATGCTACTGAATCCATCTGCAACTACTATTGAGATTTTTAACTGCAAATTGAATGAACAACCTGAACCAACTCTTGAGCAAATCAAAGCTGAGAAGATTGCAAAGCTTGTTTTATTTGATTCTTCACCAACTGTAAACTCATTCATTCTTTTTAATCAAAAATTGTGATTGGAGAGAAATACCAGAGTTTCTCTGATGCAAACTGCAATAATACTAGAACAAGCTGGACAAACAGAAACAATATTATGAACTGAGGGTAATAATCCTCAGTCAATACCTGTAACAATCTCAAATTTGAAGCAGTTTCTTGGAGAATTAGAGATTTATGCAAAAGCTTGTTATGATACTACTGCTCAACATAAACAAAATATAAATCAACTCAACAGTATTCAAGAAATCGAGAATTACGATTTCAAAAGGAATTATCCAAGTTATATCAATCTTATTATCTAGATATAAAAGACTAATTATACTGAGAGATTCAATAGTATATTATTAACAAAATTAAAAATTCAATTAAATGAAAGAATTAAGAAGTTGCAATTCAATTGTACAGAGTTTGCCAGATAGCAGATGAGTTGAAGGATACGCAATAGTATTTAACAAAGAATCTAGGGATTTAGGTGGTTTCTATGAAATCATAACTCCAGAAGCAGTAAATGGAATTTTAGAGAAATCTGATATTCTTTGTTTGTTAAATCATAACGAAGATCGTGGAGTATTAGCAAGAAGTAAATATGGCTCTGGAAGCTTGGAACTATCATTAGATGAAACAGGTTTAAAATACCGCTTTGAAGCACCAAATACAGCATTAGGAAATGAATTGCTGGAAGGCTTGAAAAGAGGTGATATCACAACTTCTTCATTTGCATTCACTACTGAAAGTGACGAATGGGAAAAAAGAAGTGATGGTAAATATCTGAGAAAGATCAACAAGTTTAAAGAGCTTTTTGATGTCTCACCAGTATATCAAGAAGCTTATCCAGATACATCTGTAGCAGTCAGGATGATGAGTTCCATCACTAAAGAGAACTTAGAAAGTTATTATCAAACATTAAAAAACAAGCTTATATAATGGTAAACACATTAGAACTATTAGACAAAAAAGATTTGCTTAAAAAAGAAGCAGAATCATTTATTAATGATGCTCAAAAGGAAGAAAGAAAGTTAATTGATTCTGAGCAATCAAGATACAATGAAATAACTAAAGAGATTGAACAGATAGATAATCAAATAAGAGAGATTGAAAAAGCAAATCATAGAAATTATAAAAAAACTAACAAAACAAGTATGGAAAAATTTTCACTATTAAAAGCTATTAATGATGTAGTAAACAACAGACCTTTAGATGAAAGATCACAAGAAGTAATAAATGCTGGTATTGAAGAATTTAGGAAGTCTGGACAAAATGCAAGTGGACAAATTGTATTACCTATAGAAGAAAGAGCAACAATACAAGCAACCATAGCTACAGCTGGTCAAGAAAATGTAGCTGAAGATAAACTTGGTATTCTTGAACATTTAAGAAACAACCTAGTACTGATCAAAGCTGGAGCAACACATTTAACTGGTTTATCAGGTAGTGTTTCTATTCCAGTATATTCTGGAAGTAATGTTTTTTGAGCAGGTGAAACTGCTGATGCAACTGATGGAGCTGGTACTTTTACAGAAATCAATCTTGAACCAAAGAGATTAACAGCCTATATAGATATATCAAAGCAGTTTCTAATTCAGGACTCAAATTCAGCTGAAGAAATGTTAAAAAGAGATATCATTAGTGCTATTCAAGAAAAGCTTGAAGCAACCATACTTGGGAAAGCATCTGGTAGTACAACCCAACCTGCTGGATTATTTGCAGCCACTCCTTCAATCTCTGGAACTCCTACATACTCATCAATAGTTGAAATGGAGACAGCACTAGAAGAAGCAAATATTACTGGAAATAAAGTGTTTATTGTGCATCCAAAAGCTAAAGGAGTTTTAAAGATAACTGAGAAATCAGCTGGAACTGCAAAATATTTGATGGAAGGTAATGAAATTGATGGGTATAAAGCTCTATCTTCTAATGGCGTAGCAAACGGATTACAAACTGGAACTGATGAGTCAGGAATTGTTTTTGGTAATTTCAATGATTACGTAATTGGTCAATGAGGTGGTATTGATCTTACAATTGATCCATACACACAAGCAGCTAATGGGAAAGTTAGAATTGTTATCAATGCTTTCTTTGACGGAAAGCCTAGAAGAACTGCTTCTTTCGTTACTGCATCAGTAAAATAATATTGAATATATGCTATGTATATAAATTTGGATCTAGCAAAAAAACATCTGAATATAGATAGTGATTTCATTCTAGATGATCTTTATATATTGGATCTAATAACAGTAGCTGAAGATGTTGTATCTAGGAATTTAAACATAGCATTGAAGGAATTAGAAGCAGGTGGTCAATTACCACCTGCAATAATTCAAGCTATGTTGTTATTGATTGGTAACTTCTATGCAAATAGAGAACCTGTATCATATGGAATTATGGCTAAAATCCCTCTTTCATTTGAATACTTAATAAGCTTATATAGAAAATATTAAGATATGAAAGCAGGAAATCTAACTGATATAATAGAATTCTACTCACTTTCTGATGTGAAAAGTGCATCTGGAGCAATAACAAAGAATAAAACTTTAGTCTTAAAGTCAAGATGTCAAGTAGTATCTAATACTGGAAAAAACACAATCCAAAATAAGGAAGATTATAATACTAACTTCTTAGAAGTAAAAGTTAGAACTAATCCCCTACTCAATGATGGATTAATTGTAGTATTAAGAGGTAAAACATATAAAATTGAAAATCTCTTTTTCAATAGAAAAGATAATAGTATCTCAATATCCCTTAAAAAAGAAGATAAGTAATGTTAACTGTTCAAATGATAGATATTAACAGAGTTCACTTAGCAATTTCTGGATTATCAGATATTGATAAGAATAAAACTGTTAAAAAAGGATTACGTCAAGCTTCAAAATTCTTAGCTAATAAAGGGAAATCCAATCTGAAAAATATCAAGTCTGGGAATCTTTTTAGCTCATTAATAAGCAAAGTAAAAAGAAAAAGATTAGGAGCTTTAGCTGGTTTTGGATCATTAGGTAAACACGCACATCTTATAGATAGTGGTACAGATAAACGCTATACTGCAAGAGGTTTCTATAGAGGTCAGATAGCAGGGAATAATTTCTGAACAAATACTGTCAATACCAACAATAAACAATCATTAGAACTGCTATATGATAGTATTGAAAATGCAGTAAATAAAATAACGGAACGAAATGGCAAGTAAATTTAAAATAGGAACAAAAATTAGAGAATGATTATTAGCTAGTAGTTCCATAACAGAGAAAGTTGGAGATAAAATATATCCTATTCTTGCTCCACTAAATACTACTGGAAGTTTTATCATTTACCAGAGAGATGAATATAGTAAAGACTACACAAAATTTGGTGTTCACTCTGAGAAATGCAAAGTCTTTATTACTGTAGTTTCTGAAACATATGATGAATCCCAAGAGATAGCAGAATTATTAAACAATGAACTGGAAGGTTTAAGAGATGGATTTACTATTAGATTAATAGATAGCACAGAAGAAGCTATTGATAATAAATTTCTTCAAGTGCTTTTGTTTCAAATTGATTAAAAAAATAAAATTATAATTATGGCAATAACT